GTACCAATCGGCCCGCATGTAGGTCCTATGTCAAACGGCGTAAAAAACCATCGCTCATAAATTATTGTTGCTTCCAAGTCTACGATCAACCCGCTTTTGCATTCTGAATCCGAACTGTAATTGTACGTTCCGTTGATTACGTCTAATCCACTGCACTTAAACACATGCCGCCGATTTGTCCCAAATCCGCCACACTGTGCGTTAGTGGCTTGTAAATTGTATTGAGTCGATGGAAAGCCGGATATAGTTTGCGAAAAGTCAAGCTGTCGAAACGGACCGCCTTCACCTTCACCTGTGCAAAAATTGCAATTGACCGAACCACCACAGCAAATGCAATTATTGGCACTTCCGGCAAGCGGGATTATTTGCAGGGTGTTGTTGCGAAAGGCTGGTAAACTGTTTTTAAAAAGAATAGCCATTCTTATTCATCGCACGGCTCACCGGTTAACCACGTCGACCAATCGCAGTTACGGCGTAGCTGGAAATTTAGTCCGTCCAAACGCAAGTCAGTGACTGCTGGTGGGTCTGCGATAAAATCACCGAAGCGATCCTCACGCACAACGGTATAGCAATCCGCCGGAATCGCTACTGCGGAAATGTTGTACGCTGTGATTGTTTTGCTTGTCGGTGTAATTGTTGCGCCAACGATTTCTTGAACCGTAACGGTTGCACTCCCTGCTGTCGTCCCTGATCTTGCTGGGATGCCGGAGCCAGTTGCGACCAAATAAACGCCTTCCACCGACTCAATCCGTCCAATTAACGCATCTGTAAACGTATTATCGGCACCGTAAACAACAAAAGGTCCGTCTCCTTCCGCAACAGTCCAAGCTCCTACAGTTGGCCGGAATTGTGCTGGCGACGTCGGTGCAGTTCCGATCATTCGCACAACACCAAAGCGATACGCCCAGCCAACTCCGCTTTCAAATTCGCCAGCGACTTTGATCGCGAACTCGGAATTGAATAAATAATTCGCATCTAATGTTGTTGGCTTGCGTACGCGAACAACAGTCTTTCCCGCAAATACTTCTGTCCCCATCACCTCCATACAGGCAAATGAAGGAATGATTTCGTCGGTGGTGTTGCGAACGAAAACGCGATGGGGTGATGGCTGATCAATCGTACGTCTACGAGGAAAGTTCTGCGTTAGCTGCGGCTGCAATTGCCGACGCTCTTGGTAGTCTTGCCAGAGTAGCCTAGCTTGCTCTGGCGTAAACGTCCCGATTTCGTTTACTGCCATTTAGCTTGGTGCCACGATTTTGCAAAGCGTAATACGTGCCGGCGTCGAGGCTACAGATGATTTCAAGTACAAATCAGCAGCTACAGAAAGCAACGGCAAAATAGCCGGGGGTCCACCTGCTGGAATCTTAAATACCGAAACAAACACAGAGGCGTCGTCGATACCCACTTCTAGCAGTGCCGTTGCGTGGCGATTCTCGATTCGGCAGAACAAGTCATCGGTTGCATCGCCAAGTTCCAGTTGCTCGTGCGATGTTCCGATCAACTGCACCGCATCATTGACGATTTCATTCGTCGTTAATTGCGTGTAGGTAACTTGCGGAATGACGTGGGTTGATTGTGTAGTCGTTGCCACTTCAAGCCGCATCGTATTGCGTATTTGTCGACTCATTAAACTAAACCTAATGCTGAATAAGGTAGCGACCCATAAACTTGCGAATGAATAAACACTGCCGCATCGGGATCAGTTTCTTGTTCGCCTGTTGCCGTTAGTAATACAGGCTTGGTGACTTCTTGCTGAAACTCATCCGTAGCTCGCCGAATAACGCCACCATCTCTGATAAGCAAGCCTTCGTGACGCCATCGCTTGTACCACGCTTGCTCTGCTGTAGTGTTGGCGAGCGGCTCTCGAAACTGAATTCTAGCAGTCACGTCCCAAGCTTCCTGAGGTCCGCCAAAAGTAAATTTATTCTTGGCACTAAACTGAAGCAATCTCGCTGTTCCGGGTGGCCATCCGAGAAAGGTATCTGAATTGGTAGACCGTCGATATTGCCTAATCGCATACGTGTTAATCGTCGCATATCTACGGCGAATAATTACTACTTGATCCGAAATCTCGACGCTCAATCCTTCAACTTGCTCACCATTTGCGGTTACTATTGCTCTCCCGTTCCAATCTCTGTCGATTGGTTCCGTGGTCGATACGTCGCTCCATTCCACCTCAACCGTTGCTGGATCTGGCGTTTCGCCTTCGTATCCGACTTCCACCATCCAAAATATTGGCCCTACTGGTATGACTCGTTTGCTGGTAACGTACGCATTAATGCCGCTAGGATGTGAATCGCCAGTGCGTGGTATGCCATCCGCCAATGCGACATCAACTTCGCTTTCGTTAATTGTATCGCACAGCACTTGAAAGCCTCGCGTAAACGCAAACGATTGATCAAACGGATTGCGTAGCTGGCTGTCTACGCTTCCGCCTTTCTTCGACCACATTTCGCTAACATCTACAATTGCCATTATGTCGGTACCAATTGAGTTGTGTCGCTGGTATTGTCGGCAATTTCCCGTAAAGCATTTCGACTTGCCGCTATCTCTGATTGCTGCGACTCATTGACGTTTAGCAACTGAGAAAGCTTGCGTGCTATGTCTTCCATTAAATTAGTCCGTCGGTCGCTTGGTCCACGCGTCAGCAATCGAGATTCACTAGCGCTTAGAGTTTGCGTTCCCGCTGCTTTACCGGCAACGCCTAGCTCTTCACCAATTTTCTTGTTGATCTTCAGGTCAATTTCTTTATTGAAATCTGCTCCGAGTTCATCATCTAGCTTGATCATTCGTTGTGCAAACTTCTTGGAAAACTGGGCGCCAAGATCAGCACCTATCGCCCCGATGCGTTCGCTCAGCTGTTGTTCCCTAGTACTCAATTGACGTTCAGCAATATCAGGCAATGCGGTCAGTGATGACTCGAAACCTTCCAGGTACGAACGACCTGCAATCTCTCCTAGCGACCCAAGAATGTTAGTTGTGCCACCGGACCTAATAAAGTCCCAAAGTGCCATGAACGTATCAATTAACTTACGGACATCGTTTGTTACGACTGCTACGGCTAGGTTCATTGCGTCTTGGATAATGTTGACAAAGTTTTCGCCGAACCAAGTTGCGTACCCTGGAATGACCTCGGTCAAAACATGGGCGGCCACGTTCTTCAGCTTTTCAAACGCTAGTTCGGCTGTGACTTGCATCAGTTCCCAGATAGAACCCAAGTTGGTAACCACAACCTCAACGAATGTAAACGCGGCAATGATTCCGTTGACAGCTTGCACAACCTTTTCTTTCACGTAATCCATCACCGGACCGATGTTTTCGAGTACGCTCTGGGCATACTGTGCCGCTGGGGCCAATACCTGCTGCAATGATTCGGCAAGCGTCTTTAGCCCCTGGCTGATTAAGATTCGGATCGGTGCAAGAAGTTGGCCAACCATTTCCATTAGATCGCCGATTGCACCATTAGCCCGTTCTGCCATGCCGCTCACCGTCATTGACGCGTCGGCTTTTGCCTCCAATCCTTTTGCAGCCATTTCCGTAACATATGCAAGCTTTTCCTCGGCGGTCGCCATGGCCTTTAGCTGCGGAAGTTGTTCTTCAAAACCAGAAAAATTACCTTCCTGGGCTGTTCGCAAGCTTTTTAGTGATTCTTCTAAACTTTGGCCCGTAACTTCCGCCAATCCGATTGAAGCCTTGGTAACATCCTCTAACTGATCCGCATTGACGCCGAGCATCGACGCTTGCTTCATAAACGCTAGCGTAGCTTCGTCACCAACTCCCGTTAGTTTTTGCAGGTCACCAGCAAACGCTTGTAGTCTTGCGGATTCTTTCGCAACGTTGGCGCCTTGTAACTCAAGTGCTTTGTTCAGTCCACTGACTGCGTCGGCCTGCTTATCGTACGCGGCATTTGCATCGGCAATTGCATTTCCAAACCCCTGGACCGTGCGAACTAGGGCAAAAATAGCAAGCAGTGGAGCCAAAGCGGCAGTCAATGACATCGTAGCTGTCTTGAGTCGATTGGCTCCCGACTCAAGCTTAGCCATTGCAGTTCCGACCTTGGCCATTGCCGGCCCCGCTTGGTCTTTACCGCCGATCACAAAGTCAATTCCGTTGCTCACTTGCGTTTACTCTGCTCTTCTTGGATTCGGTACTCTTCTGATTTCAGACGTTCACGCAACTGAAACCACCACGCCGATTGATCTAGTAATCCACCAGCAACCGGCAAATGCTGCTCACTGGCCGACACAATGCGGATGTCACCAATTAGCTCGCTGCCGATGTAATTGCTTGGACATTCAGTCACCAAAAAGTAACCATTTACACACTCATCACACCCGGCCCCTTCGCAACCTGGACACTGTATTTCCGCTGGTTGGTCGTGCGTGACGATGTTTTGACAACGTCCCACGCACGACTTGCACAGCTCGCCACACCGTACCAGTGCGGCTACTCGGATTTTTTTTCGTCGTTCACCGTTGGCTTAATACTGCCGGTCGCAAAGTCTAAGACTTCCGTCAATTCGTCGATCGTCAAAACCTCTTTGAGGTTATTGGCGTTGAACTCCAGCGATTCGCCAGTGTCTGGATGAACCATGCCTTCCCATCCACACAAAAAAAACATAACCAACTCGATTGCATTTTGCAGCGAGGTGCCTTGTTTTTCTTCTCTTCGCGTTTGCAATTCTTCGGCTTGCCTGACGCTTAATACCCGTGCAAAAAACTTGGGTTGCTTTTCCGGTGGCAGGTGCTGATCACATGCCAGCACTAGCGTGAGTTTGCTGTTAGGGTCGGTTCTTCGTGGCATATTATTCAGCTATGTGGTTAAACGTAATAGTCAGCTCTTCGTCTGGATTTGTGCCGCGCGTGGCAAGCCAAGTCAACTGGTCGATCAGCATGTCATTGCGATTTCCTGGCTGATTGTTTTCGATTTGTGCAGCCGGTGCACTAATGACTAACGTCGAATTACCTGGGCCGTTAATCGTCGCGGTCAACGCTCCCGTGGCCATTGAAGTCCATTGCAATTCACGGTCTTGGGTTGCAACCAATACAGACTCAGGATCTCCAGTAATCACTGGAGCACGATTTGTTACCAGCGCGGAAGCAAACCCGCTTCGGTCCGTTGCGTTGACACACTCCCGCATGATGACCTGATTGCCTGCATCAATAGTCAGGCTCGACGTGCAAATGTTTGCCGACGCCCAGGTTAATGAGCCAGCAGCAAAACGCAAAGAGTTTGCGGTCGGATACGTTGGCGTCAGCAAGGTTTGATCGCTTTCGTCTTCAATGTATTTGCCGCTGAAAGTAAACGTTATTGTCGCCGGCTGGCCTGTTGGCAAGTTAATAGCAAACGTCCCCATGCAGCCCGCCAACCGTCGACGCTTGCCATCGAAAAAGTGGCCGATAGTCAACGTCTTCGGCAAACCAACACCTCCAGGGCCCCGCGAAACTGGCTTGAAGACCGTCCCATCAAGAACCCATCCACATGCCGGCAGCAGAACCGAGGCCCACGTCGGAACATTGGTCCCGTCGTATTGCAAATCATGGGTGATGGTGCACGTGCCTTGCATCGCTCCAGGTACGCCGCGGATGTAGTTAAAGCCGCCTTGACCTTCACGCCTGTCGACTGGAATCGTTGGGGTGATTATGAAATCGCGTGCATTGAATGCACCTTCGGCATTTGTGAGTGCTTCAGCAGTCCCAATTGTTGCTTCCGTCTTAGCCGCGAAAACCGCTCTTCTACGCATGAGTGTCATGTGCTAATTCCTTTATTTTGCTACCAGCCCTTCGGCTCGTAAAATGTTGAGTTTGATTCGTCGATCCATTTGCTTAACAAGCTCGGATTTGATGTCGCGTTCTTGCTCTGGTGTCATTTTTTGCTTTGTGAATACGCCCCATGGCGATGCGCCCATCAGCTTGACAATTGGCAATCGTTCCTTGCCAACTCGCTTAAAAACGTTGCCTCGCCAACTGACTTTCATCACGCCTGGCTTTGGTCCTTGAAAAGCTCCGGCTGCCAGTTTCCGCCCTTCTCGTTTGCTGATTTTGTACGTTACTCCTGCCCGCGTTTGCCTTGGAGAAAATGCCCGCAAAGGTAGTCGTGCAGTTTTTTCAAGCGTTACTTTCGCGACTAATGTTGCCGAGGTTGCTTTCGTTCCCGTCTTGATCAACTTGTTAAGGTCAGCCGATTTGACGACAAGCTCGGTGCGTACTTTTTGATTAATTTGGCTTCGCGTTTTCTTCGCCGTCGCATTGATTGCAGCCGCTAACTCAACCGGAAATTTCTTGCCGGCCCTGTCAACCGCTTTGCGTAGCTCCTTGAGTTTTCGTGGTTCAATTCCAATTGCAATCATTACGACCTCACTTGGTACGGATCGGTTTCGCTGACTCGATAACGGCACGCTAACTCCACCACCGCTCCAGTGTGCGAGCCGTTCTCAGTCACAAACGGAACTGTCTCTCCAAATCCTGCATCAAAGCAAATTCCCCCAAACGTGTGCCAATTGTTGGTAAGTCCGGCGACGATCGATTTTTTAATGTTAGCTGCAATGGTGTTGATCTCGATATCGTCAGCCGTGGTTGTACGGTCTGACTGTCGGATAAATCCCACAATTGCAAATGTCAATTCATACGCGATCGCCGGCGGATTGCCTGGGTGATCGCTTTCTGTTATTCGCGTAGCATTACCTTGCTTTACTGCAACAGCACCATTTGAAACCTGCCAATCTGTAGCATCGCGATTGACGCGAGCGACACTGGTGAACGCTTCATCAGGCCCCGTTTCCGCGTTTAGCCGTGTTACGATCGCGGCTGCAATTCGCTCTTCGACTGGTTGGGCGCTCATTAGTTGACCTCAAACCGAACTTGACCGTGCTCTGTTGAGACGACTCGGACGATTTGCCGGACTTGGGGCGATTCGCCGATTCGCAATGAAATACTGCAGGTGTCCCTTCCGGTGTCAATTTCCGTTGATGAAATCCCGAGAATTCCATCGTTTTTTACGGTCACATACGTTTGCAAAGCTGGTATACCTTGATCCGTAACGACTTGCACGTCGCGTTCGACGATTCCTTCAATAGGTCGGCCTGTGCCAATCCCTTTAGGATAATACGTTACTGGCTCCCCAAACTGCGAAAGCAGCATGGGAAAACCAGCAGACGCGAAATGCAAGTCGAAAGCAGAAGGCATGGCAAGCTTTACTAAGTAGTGATATTGCTCAGCAGGTGACCGGCCTGTGGGTACATGATCACTTCGGCCGTGTCGTGGCGGCAACGAATGATCCTACCACGGCTTTGAGTTTCTTCGTATTCTTCAATCGTCCCGCCGATCAGTGATCCGTCTTCCGACCAGTGGAATGTACGACCCAAGCATGGTTCGCGCATATCAGAAGTTTCGGCAATGCGACAGACCATTGCGTACTCACCAGACCAAATCCGCGTCGGCGTCGCTGCCTTGGCTTCGTTGGCGGTGTTTCGGCTTGCACCTGCGACGATAATGTAATCAAGGTCAAACAATTCCCTGAGCATCTGAATCGTGATGTCGCGAGCCTTAGTTGCGTCGCCAGCACCAGCGGATTCAATACGATCAATCACTTGAGCCGAGTTGCGCAGATTTCGAAAAACTTGCTTGTTGATAACCAAAGCATTGGCGTCAAGTCCGCTGTTTTCGTAAACCTTCTTTACCGCTGCCTCAACGTCGGTAATCGGCACGCAGTTGGTAGCGTCGTCCCATTCGTGAGTGATCGCTGTCGTCAGTGACGCGCCGGTAAAGGTTGTCGTGTTGAAAACCAAGTCCGCGACGCGGATTTCGTGATTTCGCGAAACAACACTCCACGCTTTCATGTTGGCGATTCGCTCAACGTCGAGCAGGTATCGGTAGCGGTTCTTTTCTCGATCATCAATCGGAACTTCAATACCGTTTTCTTCCGTCGCGTAAGCGAACGTCTCAAACTTAGTGTTGATACGATTGTAAGTACCACGATCAGTGCGCTTCGTGTCTGCCTCTTGTAAGAGGGTTTCAAGCGGAACTTTGCCGGGATTGTCAGACTGCAAGGAGACTTCAACCGGTGGAAGAACTTGCAGAGCCACGTAGCCCTTGCGTTCGTTCTCCAGGTCGAATTCCATGAACTCGGCAAGATCAGGCCGAAGTGTT